GGTGGTGTTGACCAGATTGGCGTGGTCGAAGTTGTGGCACGGAACGAATGCCCCGTTGATGATGAACCCCGTGCGAACAGTACCAAGGCCCAACCACTCGATGTCCATGTACAGAATCTGCGCCTTAGAAGAGTCCAGCGTCAGGCCAGACGGGCCGGTGCCGTCCAATGGGTCTTGGTTCCAGTTCGCCTGTGCAACGCGGGTGTTGATTGGAGCGCCTGTGACACTGCTGCGCTCGACCATGTAGTTGATCGAGCCTTCGCGTTCAAAGTAAATGCCGTTGGCCGCACCGTAGTAGCCAACCCGTTGGCGCAGGTTGGCCTTGGCAGTGCCAAGCACAAACGTGTTCATCACCAACAGGCTCTTACCCGGCTGGTACGAGAAGACTTTGACAGTCTCTCGGATGATCTGGTCGCCGCTGGCCGAGCCGACCGTCAGGTCCATCAGCCCTTCATTAGCGTTAAACGTCGCCGCTGCGGTGCCGGTTATGCTGTTGACCCACAGATTGTTATCCGCATAGCGATGAGAGGAGTCAAACAACGTCAGGGGGTTACTGACACGCAACCGACCGAAGGCATCTAGGTTCGTTCCACCAAGTGAAACAGGGACCGGTGTTCCGCTCATGTCTGTAAATCCTCCACCATCGCCATACCAGGCATAGGCTGAATCTTTGTCTTCGGTAACGGCTGGCGAGTAGGTGTTATTAAGCTGAAAAATGACCTGTTCGAGCGAACGCACGAGCTGGTCGAACGACTCCGCACTGTATTGAACCGGCGCGGCGTTCGGCAGACGTACGTTAGTGATCTTGCTCATCGCAAGCCGTCCGGCTGGATATCAACACGCATGGTGCCGAAGCGCCAGTTTGTGCCTACGGCATCGCTCTCGATCTGCAAACTAATCTGCCGTCCACGCGCCCGAGTGTCGACTTTATCCGTCGTAGGAGTGATCACATAAGGATCCAAAGAGCTCGGGACAGCAGAAGCTTGCGGATAGGGGCGCAATAGCAATCGGACCGTGAGGTCTCCTACCTGATTCTTAAAGTCTGGGATAAATCGGCGCATGTACAGCATCTGATCGCCGTCGCCGATGTCAAAGTAACCCGATTTAATGTAAGCCAGGATCGCTGATCCGTTGGCATTGACGCCATCTTCTTGGTTGTACAAAACGGCCCTTCCGGCAGTCAGGCCATAGATCGTCGAAATGGTCGCCGCAGTGCTTGTTGGATCGTAATCCGAAGCAATCGGCTTGGCGTACACCCCCAGATCCTGCCACGCGGTGCGAGCCATAGTGCCCACGGACCACACGTTCTCAAGGTAGTTGTACGTCACAAAGCGATTGATGAAGTTGCTGTTGGCTGTGCAATACCACCAAGTTACTTCGTTGAACTGGGTGTTAATGCCAACATGCACCTTCTGCGACTGGACAACGTTGATGTCCTTGAACACGTAGTCCTGCACGCTACACGGCAATTTCTTAACAGTACCGTCGAACACGAAGAACGCGTCCTTGCTCATCCAATACGCCACGCCGTTGACGTCGGCAGAGGCATGAGGGCCGATCAAGCCGCAGTTCGCGCCCAACTGCTGGAAGCCGAACGTATACGGCGGACCGAGATACTGCATACCGTGCAGCGATGTGTCCGTCCAGATCAGGATCTGACCACGCGAACGCAGCGCAGAGATGATCTCGTTACCGTCCGTGAGCCGTTGTCCACCGGCCGTGTTCGTAGCGGTAGCGACAAAGGTATTGATGTCCTCTTGGTTCGAGAACCGCACAAACATCGGATCCTGTGATGCAGGCGTACCGATAGTGCTTTCTGTTCCAAAGCAGACAAGATGGCGATCGGGGGTCGACACCAGAGCGTAGTTGCTCTTGGTCGGAGCGCCACTAATGGCCGTAGCACGAGTGGTCAGATTGAGCGGATCGGGATCCCATTGATAGATCCCGCCATTGACGAGCTGCATGATGAGCTTCTCGCCAAAGTTGTCGAACTGCCACACTCGCGAGTACAACGCGACGCCGACACCAGAGGTACGTGGCGTGCCCCACGTGCCTACGCTCCAGGCACCGACACCCCAGCCGTAGTCGAAATAGCTGATGTCCGAGCCGACGTTGATCTGATAGGCCGCAGTTGCGCTACCCGCACCGCTTACGGTTGATGTAGCAGGCGTTGGGACAGTAATTTGGTAACTGTTGGGGTTAATGACCTGCCCTACCTCAAACTCATTGTTCAAGGTCGCATTGGTCACGCCACCGGGGTTTCCCGTAGCGCTACTAAAGGTCACAAAGTCGCCTTCGACGGCCCCGTGGGCGGTGTCGTTGACCACAACGGTCGTACTGCCGTTGGTTGTGCTAAAGGTAACCGCCCCGGTGTCTCGAATCGGGGTGATATCGCCCCAACTACCGCCATACGAGATGTAGACCTTCTTCGAAGTGCCCACCACGAGGTACGGAGCACCGTCCAGGCTGTTCCACGAGAACACTTCGCTTGGCATACCGACCAAGTAGGTCAACGAACCGCCAAACGCGGTCCATCCGCCGATCTTTTCAGGCAAGCCGTACCGAAAACGGATGTAATCGCTGTCGATCCACCCGCCTTCAGCGCCGTACTCGGTGTTTTGCTTGTCTACACCGGGCTTGAGAAAGAGTCTGAAGTATGCCATGACCGCATGTTACTTGATTGGGCCGCCGACGAGCCACGCGTCACACGTCCGGTCGCCAGCGCACTTGAAGTGAAAGAGCTCGCAGTAACCCAAATTGGCTGCCGCGACCACATCCGGGGCGTAGTTTTCGTGCTCCTCGCTGGGGTCTTCGATGCCGTTCTCGATACAAGTCAGCATCTTCGGGGTTTGGATGAACGCAGCACAATTGCCACAGCGCGCCTTCTTGGCCTCCCGCACCGTGGTCGACCAGAGCTCGGCCTTCTTGTCCCAAAACGCACGCGACTCGGCCTCTGGGTTCAGCGGACCGTACCCGTACTCCTTGATCGCATTGTTTCGGTTCTTGAGATTGATGTGGATGTCCATCGTCGCTTCCGGGCAGCCCTTCTGGCCGCGCTCGTACGACTTGCGGATCTCCTGCCCAATCGCATCCTTCTTAACGCTGGCCATGACTCACCTGTACTGCGCTGTCTTGCGCGCAATCGACTTCGGCTGCTTTACGAATTGCTTCCCTTTAGCTTTGCCACGGCGCTTCGCAGCCGTTGTACGAGCGTATTCTTGAGGGCTGAGACTCTTGATCGCAGCTTCTGGAAGGTATCGCTCACCAGTTTTGCTAGACGGTTTACCACTTTTTGTCCTCCACTTTTGAGCGGTCCAGTTTTTCAATGACTGTTGGGGAGCCTTCACTTGTTGCGCTCCTCTAACAACTTGACCCGCATTTGCAGATCGTAAATTTTATCCAGCAGCTCTTCTTTCTGTTTTTGCCGGTTGGCGGCGCTGACGGGGCTATCGGTAGGTACACCCTCTGGCGTAATCAGGGCGGGCATTTTGCCTTCGATAGCAATCAGACGATTGTTGAATGATGTGATCTCCGACAGCAGCCAGCCCACGGCAGCCAGCAGGACGGGGAACAACATGTCTACGATTTTTTGCATGTTCATTTGGAGTTCTTACCGTTTAGTAAGTCAAACAAGGTCTTTATCTTATCTTCCAATATGGCTACGCGAAGGTCTAACTTCGACAGCACAATAATCAGGGTGATTAAAGCAAGTAGGATTGGCCATGCCCTGGTTAGGATCTCAAAGAGATCAACGGTATCCACCGCCCTTCTCCTTGTATTTTTTAGCCAATAGTTGTGCCTTGCGCGCGGACCACTGTCCTGCCTTGGTGCCCTGTACCGCTCGAGCCTTGATCGACTCGAACAACTGCTTACGCATGCTCGGCTTCGTGTAGTTACCGGCAGCGTTTACCCTGCTCTTGGCTTTCTTCGGCATCATCGTACTCCCGTTAGATACAGTGCACGCTCGTCGTTACGACGCTTAACGAGTCCCGGCAACACTCGGCCCCCGGCTTTTGTCCACTTCAAAAACTCGTCAGCCGCTTCCTCAAAGTCACCTCGGTTGGTCTTCATCCGAAGGGAAGAGCGTTGGAGATTGCCAAGGCCCACGTTGAAGGCAAAACTAACGAGACTATCGAAGATTCCTTGACGGCCAACAGCAGCAGGGCAAAGTCGAACCACACCACGCTCAAACCGGCCAAGGTCTTGAGAAAGTATCCCGTCCACCTCGTCCATCGTGAGAGTGCGATCCCACCCTGCGGGTACCGGTAAATGGCGACGTTCCTCATACTTCACCGCAGTGTGGGTAGGCTCTATAACGTGTCCAACTCCGACCGTCCACAACAGTGCCGGACACCGATAAGGACGTGTTCGTACGCCCTCGTGGTGTTTGATCATGTCAATAGCGGCCTTGGAGACTTTCACTTCTTACCGAATGCCTGCGTGCCAAACCAAAATGCGATGATCGAAGACAGGATCAGCATCTCGTCATCCGAGAATACTTCAGCCATCGCAGCGGCAAATGGCACGCCCGTGTTATAGGCGTACCAAACACCAGCAATGTTGATAGCAACCAACTCCAGCACGAAGATATAGGTCACGACCGGACGCACCGAAGCGCGTAGGTTGATCATCCACTGACTCGCGCCTTTACCGATCTCCATGTCGTGTTGATACAGCGCCACACGCTCTTCCGCTGCGGTTTGGACTTGGATCTGCTCGAGTTTGATCTCTTCTACGCGCGCCTGCGCGAGAAAGCCACGCTCGGCCAAAGCAAGCTCACGCTCTTTTTGAGCGGCAACAAGCGCCAACTCATGCTTCTTGTCCTGCCGGTCTTGGAAGATCTCAAGGATCTTAGGCAGTCCACCTGCGAGGAACGACAGGAAGGTTGAGATCATTGTCATCATGGATGCGTCCTCTTGTACTCGTCAAACTCAGCTTTGAGTTCTTGGATGGCTTTGATTAGCGGAGCTACCAACTCTTCATAACCAATCGACAAAACGGCATCGCCACCCTTGATGCTGTGGTCCTGATAGCCGCCAAAGTCCACGCCCATCGCATCCATTGTCTGCTTAACTTCTTGAGCAATCAGACCGTGGTGATAACGAGTACGAGTATGAGTACCGTCATGCGTGATGTTGGCGAGTTTGCTGGCTTCCTGCCATGCAGCAAAGTCTACGTTCCAAGCAGCCAAAGCAGCTTGATATGCTTCGTCGCTTTCGTAGTCATCGCGCAACGGTTTAGTCGGAGCCGGAGTTCTGTAGTCTTCACGCATGTCCCACTTAAAATCTCGTGGGCGCAATGCCATGATGAAGTCCAGCCCAAGTCCGGTGTCTTTGATTTCTGTTTTATCGCGTTCATCCGAACGATTTTGGACTGAGCCGTAGGCATACGTCGTCGTTGACGCATCGCCCAACTGAACTTGGTTGTTGCCGGTTACGCTAGTGCTTGATCCAACGCCAACAATGTTGCTGTAGTTGCTGGATGATGCAAGAGCTTCAAACCCAAGCGCGGTCACATAGGTGCCGCTTGTAACACTAGTTCCCGATAAGC